CTACGATCCGTTCCATGCCTCGAAAATCAAGGCAAGGTTCTCCGGAGTAAGCTTGATTGTATAGAGATACCGGGAACTGTCGTAGATGCCTTCGGCCTCGACAGAGATCCGTACTCCATTGGCGTCCCGGTGGACTTCGGTTGGCTGAAGAGATGACCGCCTGATCAGCTTTCGCTTGCCGGCCCGCTTGGCCGGCTCGATGTAGATTTCCATGTCTTGCCCCCGCAAATTCGAAAGAATCTGGCGCACCCTTCGTCGCGGGTACACCAGCAGAAGTGATTCCTGGATGGCCACGTGTGAGGCCGGACTAACAATGTGAAATGGCTCACATTTGTTCCCCGGCCACTCTCGGGGACATGAAAATCTGATCTGACAATCTGAAAGGAACTGACATGGACCTGTCGCATGGCGACGGGCGGCTGATCGTTGCCGCCTGCAAAAAGCATGGCCTGCTGCGCAACCAGTGCGCCTATGTGCTGGCAACAGCGCATCATGAGACCGCCGGCACCATGAAGCCGGTTCGCGAGACGCTCGCTAGTACCGATGCCAAGGCCAAGGAATTGCTGACCAAGGCATGGCGGGCCGGCAAGATGAAGTGGGTGACGCGCGACTACTGGTCGGGCGGGTTTTTCGGGCGCGGCTATGTCCAACTCACCCATGAGGAAAACTACCGCAAGGCGGGGCAGAAGCTCGGTGTCGATCTGGTCGGCAATCCGTCGAAGGCGCTCGATCCTGACATTGCCGTCGAAATCCTGGTGCTCGGCATGCGCGACGGCTGGTTCACCGGCAAAAGGCTCTCCGACTACATCACCTTGTCCAGGAGCGATTACACAGGCGCGCGCCGGATTGTGAACGGCACGGATCGGGCCGACATGATCGCGGGCTATGCCAAGACCTTCAACGCACTGCTGATGGCGGAAGGCTATGGGGTGGAGCCGCAATCCCCTCCGGCCGAGGTCGCGCCGCGGGGCGACACCAGCTCAATAGCCGCGCCAGCGCCGCGCAACGGCCTCTGGGCGGTCATCCTCGCAATCATCCTCAAGCTTTTTGGCAAGGTAGCCTGACATGGCCGTACGCGGTGTTCTGCGGACGCTCGAAGGTGGGCGTGTTGCTTTCATGTGTCCTGGTTGCCGGGAAATGCATCAGGTCGCCGTCGCAGGTGATACGCGGCCGGCATGGGACTTCAACGGCGACTTCGACTGCCCGACCTTCTCGCCGTCGATCCTCGTGCGCGGGCATCGGGTGTCGCGCGACGAAAGCGGTAAGTGGAATGGTGAGTGGGAGCGAGATGCCGAGGGTAACCCGGTCCCATATGTCTGTCATTCCTTCGTCCGCGACGGGCAAATCCAATTCCTCGGTGATTGTACTCACGATCTCGCGAGGCAGACCGTTCCGCTCAAACCCTTTGAAGAAACAGGAGCCTGACATGGGACCGATGGGACCAATCATCCGCATTGCCCTGCGCTACGGCGTGGGCGGCATCATCGGCTATGAGGTCGGCAGTCAGCTTGCCTCGGACCCCGATGTGGTGGCGGTCACCACCGTGGCGGCGACCGCCGCTGTCGGGTTTGTTACCGAGGGCTTTTACCTGCTCGCCAAGCGCCTCGGGTGGCGGACGTGACGGCGCTGCTGGGTGCGCTCCTGTCCGACGCTGGCGGCTATCTGATCGCGGCCGGCGTCGGCATCCTCACCATCATCGCAACATATCTACGCGGGCGCGCATCGGGTGCGCAGCGCGAGCGGGACAGGCAGGCAGCAAAGGAGCGGGACAGCTATGCCAAGCATATCGAGGATATCGAGCGCGCGGCCGATGCTGGCCGTGCTGTGCGGCCTGACGATGGCGGGATGCAGTCAGACCCCAACAATCGCGACAACGCGCGCTGAGTGCGCCGTCTGGCCGGTGATCACCTATTCGGCCAGCAACGACACGCCGCAGACGGTGCAAGAGATCAGGCAGGCCAACGCGGCCCGGAAAGTGTGGTGCGGGAAATGAGCCGTGAGACAATGGCCGAACGGCAAGCCCGGTTGGAAGAGCAGATGCGGGCTCTATCGGCCGGCGTTGCGGCGCTGGTCGAGCAAGGCAAGGAGGCTGCCGAAAGCCGCCGCAGGGGATATCAGGCGCAGGAAGAAACTCGGATCGAGATCATCAACCTCAAACATCGCATGGATGGGATGGAGAGAGCGGTCGACGGCATCAAGCCGACCACACTTGAACTGGAACGGGTGCGAGATCGCGTCATGTTCGCGGGCAAGCTTGGTCAGGGGCTCTGGTCAGTGGGCAAGATTTTGCTTGCTGCTGCGGCGGGCGCAGCATCGGCTTGGTATGCAGTGACGGGAAGGCCGCCGCCCTGATTGACGCGAACTTTTCCCGAACCATTTCGGTCCTCCCGCGTTGGCTATTCGTACCCCAACACAAGGAGGCCCAAAATGGACTGGAACCGCGTCGAAGGAAACTGGAAGCAGATCAAGGGCAAGGTCAAGGAACAGTGGGGCAAACTCACTGATGATGATCTTGACGTGATCGCTGGCAAACGCGACCAGCTCGAAGGCAAGATTCAGGAGCGTTACGGGCTCGAAAAAGATCGGGCAAAACGCGATGTCGATGACTGGTATGGCCGCCAACAGTGGCTCGACTAAGCCATAGGGGCATTATGGTTCCCCGGCCCGTCATCCGAAAGGGTGGCGGGCTTTTTTTGCATTTGGCTATCAGCACCCTCGGGCTACACCGTCCGCATGAAAGCTACCATCACCATCGATTCGGCCGCCGGCACGATTACCCATGCCAAGGGCGCGTGGATCAGCACTAAAAAACAGCTTCGTTACCCTCAAATATTCTCGCTCCACTTATCGGATGTGATAGTCTCGGATCGTCGGCAGTTTCAATCAGGGCGTAGCCGAGTGAGGGTGGCGTACATGCCTTCGCCCCTAAAAGAAGGAGGACTTAATGTCTTCCGACTTGCTTGCAAAGCCGATGTGTTGGGCTGCGCGGGTCGAACCTGCGGAGTTCGTCACATGAAGTTTCTGTCCAGACTCAATGCCGAGCCGACAGGCTGGCTGCTTCTCCTGCTGGTAGCAGGGGTACTGGGAACGCTCATTTTTCTGGTGCTGAGCAGCATCACAATTTAGCTCCCGCCGGGAGCAATCCGGGGTGTCATGAGCAACGTTGTAACCCTTCATGCCGACAAGCGCTGGAAAGCCGTCATTGAGTATCGCACTGATGACGGATCAACGAGCGTGGAACACTATTTCGAGGAAATATCCGATCTTCATAGCCTGATCGAACATGGTCCCGACTGGAATTTTCTGATTCGCTGTACGATTGTCTTGAATCGCCCTGACAATGGCGATGTGCAGAACGGTGCGGCGAATGAGCGACGCGAGGAGCGAAGCTGGACGGAGTGACCCCAGAATCTGGTCGTATTTATGTACTTCTTACAAATCAATCTGGGTTGTAAAAATATTCCCGACTTACCTGCGGTCTCTCGATAAGCAGTCCTCCAAATCGGCGGCATCTATCTGGACAACTTGCTGGACAGGAGATGACATGCCGATTGCAGGCAGGTGGATGAACGTTCCTACCCGCCTGTACGCCAACCAGGAAACGCCCTCGATCAATTCTTCCGCTTTGTCGACAAGGTAGTCTCCAGCAGGCTGAGCCCTGTCAAAGCCTTTCAGCAAAAACGGCGATGAGAAGCGAACAGTAGTTTGTGTCGTGCGCATCGTCTGCTCCTTTGCAAAGAAATCGTCCGTGGGGCGGACCATGGGATGGCTATCGCAAGAGTTGTTTGCCTTCTTCCGATTGAACCAGGTTAACGTTCAGATCACCCGGTTGCGCTCTTTGGTTTCGCGCGCTCTCCGCCTCGCTCCAGAGGTATCGTTCACAATATTGCGCCGTGTTTGGCGTTGCTCTTTTCTGGTTTCATGCTTTTTATGTATTGCACCGCCTTCGTCCTCCCACGTATCCAAAGAAAGCCGCCTGTGCTTTCTTGTTTCTTCCGCTATCCCAACGTCGAACCCGGCTACGGACGCCTCGCTGATCAATCCATCGATCAAATCGGAATCGTTGATGTCGAGATCAGGAAAGATGTTGCGGATTGCTTCCAGCGCCTCTTTTGTCGCGAAAGGCCGGGCTTCGTTCTGACATGCTTTAAGGAATGAACTTATTGCAGCCCTCACATCAGCGGGCAGGTCGTTTGGGTTTCGGCTTGCGTTCATTGCTGCCTCCCTTTCGAATAGTCGATGTCTGTTCTGTGAGCCGAAATGAAAGCTTCTTGCCCAGATCGGCGATTGAAGCACGTTACAGCGCGCCTTTTCCGATGGCGCCGCCTTCGCCATCCCATCGGGACACGGCGCTGTTTTGCGTATCGCAGAGGCGCAGGTGACGCCCGAGCGCAATGCGCAGCCTCATTTCGTTTGCTGTGCCTTGCTCGATGCGACGAACAAGAAAGCGAGCGGCCGATGTTTCCCGCTCAATGCCTCGCAGTTTTCCCAGTTCCCGCTTCTCATCGAGAAGGCGTCCAACCAGGTTCATGTCTTGCGAAGTAAGGTAGGTGGAAGACATACTGTCCTCCTTCCCCATTTGGGGCCAGGGCTTAATGTTTGCCCTTAGTCGGCAGCGCCCGTGTCAGAAGCTGCCAATGTGCTACCATAGGCTCTTTGGGGGCCATTAGCAAATGGCGTCATCCGTGAACACAAATGCGCTATCCGACGCACGCCCGCACATATGAGCCAGACGTGATGGCGCTGGCAGATGCAGCGCGTCAGATCAATGCAGCGCCATCCTCGTCAGCAGGGTCAGGATCAGCCTCGTAGGCCCGTCGCTGGTTTGGGATTACCCGCTGTATCGCGGCAAGGGCCTCGGGGATCGACCAGCCTGCCGTTGATGCTCTGTCGAGCAGGTCGGTTATCGCGTAATCCATAGCCTCCTCGCAGTCGATATCTCGATCTACGTACAGGCCGGGTGCCTTCGGCTCTATGATCTTGTCCATGCCCCGAGAACGGTGCGAGCAGGCTTTGGTTCCGGTCAGGTTGCGGCTGGTGCGTCCACCACGATCAGCATGTCGTCGGGCAGGGGCCTTTGCAGCGCCTTTGCCTCCGACCATGGGGCGGTGAGCCAGGTCTCGATCTCTTCGGGCTCGGTCAGGATAACCGGCATAGCCTTGGGGTGGATCGGCGTTACCACGGCATTCGGTTCGCAGGTCAAAAATCCGTAAAGCTCAAAATCCTGCTCGCCGTCGCGAACCTTCTTCACGCCTCGCCATGGCGTCCACAGCCCCGCGAAAAACATTAGCGGCCGGCTTTCGTCGCGGGCAAACCATGCGTTGGGCGTGCGCTGGCCCTCAATCTTTGCGGCCGGGTTGGGCTCCGCAAAGCTGGTGATCGGCACAACACATCGGCTCTCCACGCCCAGCCAGCGCCGCCAGTGCGGCGACGAGGTGTTGCGGATATTGGTGACGCCGGGATCGTAGTTTTTGACGTAGGCCGGTGGGGAGGGCATGCCCCAGGTGAGCGGCGCTATCTCCCGCTGCCCATCTGCACCGACGCGCACTACCGGCGCCAAGGTGCCCGGATAGATATCGCGGCTCGGCTCGTTAAATCCAGTCCGATCCGTCATCGCCCGCGTCCACTGGACGATGGCCTCGCGCGTCGTGGTGATGTTGTACAGATTGCACATGTGATCGATCCTGCCATCACGACGGCTTGACGGCAATGGGTATTTGTTCCTAATTCGTTCTCATGCCGGAACCCTATTGGCCAACGAAGAAGAGTGAATATCGCCTCGCTGACGCGGCGAAGACGAGCCGGTATGCCCGCATCAAATGTCGATATTGCAAGACGGAGAGATTCTACCTGGTCGAGGAATTGCGTGTCGTGTTCGGGAATGTCGAATGCGATGATGTGCTATATCGGAACGACTGGCGCTGCGTGAAATGCGGCGAGTTGAACACCCTTGATCTGAGAATGGAAAACCCTTCGGCTGCCGATTTGCAGAAGGTGAAAACGCGCCGCATCGCCCGTATCGACTATGTGCGCAAGATCACTTGGCGGGACGAGTGATGGCAGTCGATCTCTCATACCCGCTGGTCGTAAACACGCTCGGCAAGATGCACGCTCTCGGTATGAGCCTTTCGGTCTCGTGCTACACCTATCTGTGCCACAAGCACACATGGCTGGACATGGACGATCTAATCGCGTGGCTGGGCGAAGATCATCCCTGCATGCATGATGACCTCAAGCCTCATTTCTTTTGCTCGAAGTGCCGGGCGGCGGGCAAGCCTGACCGGAATATCGGGTTCACGCTGCACGCTAAGACGCCGGTCCCGCCTACCGATACAGGGTTGCCGCCGCAGGCAGATCTGAAGACTGGATGACGGACCCTTGTCCACAGAACGCGAAATATGTGGACAGAAGAACAGCCCATGAACCTGTTCCCCCGATTTTCCCCCACTTCCCCCCGCACGTTCCCGCATCGTTCTGCAAGTTCCTGCATTTATCTACAAGATAGAGCCTTGCCAAATCAGCGGAAAGCCTTAGAAAGCGCCGTGTGGAGAGGTGGCCGAGTGGTCGAAGGCGCTCCCCTGCTAAGGGAGTAGAGGTCAAAAGCTTCTCGTGGGTTCGAATCCCATCCTCTCCGCCACTTGCTCAGTGCAAACTCGAAAACAGGTCCCTCGCGGGGCCTTTTTCTTTATGTGCCAAAGGGGTTTGCGGGGACCATCCGCCCTTCGGAGACTGGCCGACTGCGCGAGATCGGTCTCCGAACGCCCACCGTCTCTTTCCACCCGCCCCTCGCTCTCAGCGAGACGGGTTCAAAACCCCCATAGATTTCAACGAACTGACCGGAGCGCGTTGCGCCCGTGTTTCGCTGGTTCCGGCTTGTCTCAAAGCCGACGGAGACGCGACACGGGCGGCGTGGTGGTTGGTATGTCTTGGGAGTTTTGCGCGAAGTCTCTGATGACAAACGCAGTTTCCGCCCCTAGCCTGGCGCGATGTCAAACGGGGCCTGGACAGATCAAGAAAACGACCTGATCGTCGCGGATTACTTCGCGATGCTGGCCGACGACATCTCCGGGCGACCCTACAACAAAGCCGAGCACCGCCGCGCACTCCTCCCGCTGCTGAACGACCGGTCCGAGGGGGCCGTCGAGTTCAAGCACCAGAACATCAGCGCGGTGCTGAAGGGGCTCGGCGAGGACTGGATCCCCGGCTACAAGCCCGCGTTCAACTTCCAGATGACACTGGTGGATGCCGTGGCGCGTTGGCTGGCGCTGAACCCGGCCTGGCTTGATCGCCATTCGGGTATACGAGCGCCGACAGGCCTCGCGGAGGCACGGCCCATCTGGATCGGGCCGCCGCCCACGCTGTCGAACCAGCCGCCGCCGCAGGAGCTGGAGCAGATGCTGCACATCGCCCGCAAATTCGATGTCGCGGCGAGAGACGAACGAAACCGGGCCCTCGGCCGTGCCGGTGAGGAGCGCGTCCTGGCGCACGAACATGCAGCCCTCAAATCAGCGGGCCGCGACGATCTTGCGCGCAAGGTCCGGTGGGTTTCGGAGGAGGATGGCGATGGTGCCGGCTACGATATCGCGAGCTTTGCACCCGACGGCCGTCCGCGCCTGATCGAGGTGAAGACGACGAATGGCTGGGAACGCACCCCTTTCCACATCAGCCGCAACGAGCTGGCTGTGGCCGAGGAGCGGCGCTCGGAATGGTCCCTGTTCCGGCTCTGGAACTTCGCGCGCGAACCGAAGGCGTTCGAGCTGCACCCGCCGCTGGAGGCGCATGTCTCGCTGACCGCGACTGCCTTTCAGGCGAGTTTTCGATAATTAAGTTGATCGCGCGCGCGGTAAGCAAATTGTCTGCAACAGGCGCAGCCGTTGGGTGTGTAGGCCGAATGGCGCGTTGTCGTAACGTTGGCGCACAGGCATATCCCTCTGACTTCTAGGGGCTTTTGCGTTGCATTTCCGCCTGCAAGCATGCTTGTCTCCAGCAGTATTATAATTGCGCAGGTTTTTTTGATGGCGGGGTCAGCCCAAACTGGTTTGGCGGAAAAATATCTTGTCGATGACTTGCCGGGCGCGGCCCTCGTCGGCGCGCGGTTGAATGGAATTCTGCAGAAGATCGAGGCGGGCGAGAAGCTGACCACCTTGGCGGAAGCGTTTCTGACTTCCGGCGGTCTGAATTCCCTCTTGGCTTTGTCGACCGGACAGATCGATCGCCCCACTTTCGAGGAGACCGCGGAGCGCGAGCGGTCAGAGCGTATCCAACGGGCGAAGGAACACGCTGACAGGGCGGCAGCCGAACAAGCCCAAAAGGCCGAGGCGATGAATGCGGCAATCAAGGCACGTTTTGCTGCCATGGAGAATGACCCCGTGCTTCGACGGAAGCGTGAAGCACGCGAGTTGCGGGATCGGTTCGATATCGGCTTCATTGAGACCGAGCAATATCCGCGTGTAATGAGGTTGCTGAAACAGGTCGCGAGCGGAATCCGCCCGACGCCCGAGGACATTGCCTGGTTGGCAACTGAGGCGGACGACTGTTGGACCGACGCGTTGCAGAAAGCATGGCATCGGCTGGAAGCCGAAGCGCTAACGAAAGCATGGGCCGAAACCGGCGATCTCTGGGATGCGGTGAATGCCAGTGCGCATTGGCGAAAGGCTGGCGAAGCCTCTCAGGCGTTGGAGGTAACAGGCGCAGCGCTCGACAAGGCAGGTCGAAATCCGAAACCCCAATCTGCGCTGCTGACGACGCGCGGAGGCGCGATGCGCGATGCCGGCCGCCTCAACGAGGCACGAGCACTCGGGCTGGAAGCGCACGAGATGACCCCGACCGATTTCCGGCCCTGCACGCTGCTTGGCGCCGTCTCAATGGAGCTTGGAGACCTCGCCGCCGGTCACGAATGGTATGCGAAGGCTGAGGCATTGGGTGCCGAACGTCGGGCTATCGACCAAGAACTAAAGGCGCTGCTCATCCGCTTGGAACCCAATGAGCGCAATCGAATCCGCGCCTATCTGCTTGAGCAGGATCCTGAGCGTTTCGCTTGGCTTCGAAAGTGAAACCGCAAGATCGGTTCGCCGCAATCTCGATAATCGATGAGAAGTAAGGCTATCGCTCGACAGCCGATCAAGCGCTCAATGCCGCTCGATCAGCGAAACGTGCGCTCTGCCTGCTCCTGCCATGTCTCCCCGGCCAGAAAACATAGGTCGTACAAACTGACCGCCGATGCTTCGCGGCCGCAGGTCAGGCGCTTCAGCACCTCTGGCGCCAGATAGGCGAGGCGCAGCTGGCGGCTGACATGACGTTCGGCCAGACCGACGGCCTCGCCCAGTTCCTGGATCGTGGAGAACTCACCTGCCTCCATGCGCCGCCGCCAGCCCCATGCCCGGCCGATGGCGCGCAGGATGTGGGGGTCCTGCGTCTGATCCTCGCTCGGGCTGTAATCGGCGGGCGGCATGATCTTGGGCCGCCCGTTCTTCTTCCGCAGCTTCAGGGGGATCAGCACGCGGATCGTGTCATTGCTTCGGGTCATTCGGCGGCCTCCATGTCGGGCGGGGCGATCATTTCGCGAATGACGCCCGCGACGCCTTCGCGGCGGATGTCGACCTCGAGCCCGGCGGCGGTGACGGTGACGCGCCGGACCAATAGCTGGATGATCCGCGCCTGTTCGAGCGGAAACAGCTGCGCCCAGAGGGTGTTGAAATCATGCAGCGCCGCGATTGCCTCGGCCTCGGATACCTGATCGCGCTTCAGCGCCGCAAGAACCTGCGTGACCACCTCGGGCGTCTGCAGAATGCGCCGGACTTCGGTGACGATGGCGTCCTCGACCATGCCCGCAGGCAGGCGGACCGGTGCTTGATCGCCGCCGCTGTCGTCCTCCGTGGTGCGGTTCTTGATCACGTCCATCGAGACGTAATAGCGGTAGAGCTTTCCGCGCTTCTTGGTCGCGGTCGGGGTCATGGCCGCGCCGGTATCGGTGAAGATCAGCCCCTTCAGCGGCGCGGGCGTCTGCATGCGGCTGTTGCTGGACCGGGCGTGGCGGTTGCCCTGCAGGATCGCATCGACCTGATCCCAAACCTTGTCGGTGACGATAGCGTCGTGCTCGCCAGGATAGGCCTTGCCCTTGTGGACGGCCTCGCCGCGATAGACGCGATTGCGGAGCACCCGATAGAGGTAGCCCTTGTCAATCAGCGTGCCCTGCTTGCTGCGAAACCCCTCCCGCCGCAGCTCTTTCGCCAGCATCGTGGCCGAGCCAAGTTCGGCGAACCGCTCGTAAATCCGGCGCACCGAGGCGGCCTCAGCCTCGTTGATCACCAACTTGCGTTCCTGCACATCGTAGCCAAGCGGCACATAGCCCCCCATCCAGATTCCCCGCTTGCGCGAGGCGGCCACCTTATCGCGGATGCGTTCGCCAATGACCTCGCGTTCGAACTGGGCGAAACTGAGCAGGATGTTCAGCGTCAGCCGCCCCATCGAGGTGGTCGTGTTGAAGGACTGCGTGACCGAGACGAAGGTGACGCCGTTGCGGTCGAAGACCTCGACCAGCTTCGAAAAATCCATCAGGGCGCGGCTGAGCCGGTCGATCTTGTAGACCACGACCACGTCGATCAGCCCGTCGTCGATGTCGGCCAGCAGCTGTTTCAGGCCGGGCCGATCCAGATTGCCACCCGAAAAGCCGCCGTCGTCATAGCGGTCGCGGGTGGCGACCCAGCCCTCGGATTTCTGGCTGGCGATGTAGGCCTCGCAGGCCTCCCGCTGGGCGTCGAGGCTGTTGAACTCCATGTCGAGCCCTTCCTCGCTCGACTTGCGGGTATAGATGGCGCAGCGCAGGCGGCGGCTGGGGCGCGTGTTCATGTCCATGGTCAAACCTCCCGCGATCGGACCTGCAGCCCGAAAAAGCGATAGCCGTTCCAGCGCACGCCGGTGATCTCACGGGCAATCCCCGAGAGCGATTTGTATTTGCGGCCCTGCCACTCAAAACCGTCCTTCAGCACGGTGATGGTGTGCTCGACCCCGTTCCATTCCCGGATCAGCCGCGTGCCTGCCACCGGATTGCGGGGATCCGCGATCTGGTTTTTGCGGCGGGAGACGCCCTCGACCTCGTCGGCAAGCAGGTCCAGCATGCGACGGGTCTCGTGGTCGGGCCCGCCATAAGTCAGTTCCTGCAGGCGATAGGCGATGCGGGCCTCAAGAAAGGCGCGGCTGTTGTTCGGTGCGGCGCTGCCGAGGAGCCGTTCCCATTCGGTCTTCAGCTCTTTCACCGACATGGCCTTGAGCGCGGCGATGCGCGACAGGACGCTTTGGTCCAGGCGCGCGTCCTGCCCGGGCTTGGGCGGCGCTATCTTACTGTGATGCTTCATCAATTCCTCCGATGCGGATGCGTTTCCTGCGACGACCACCGCTCTTTCGGGGCGGGTAGTCCACGGAACTGTCTCCGTCGGCGGGCGATAAAGAACTGGACTTCCCGGCATTCAGGCGAACGACGCCTGCGGCGAGGATGCGGCCCAACTCGGCGAGCCGGGCATCAGGGGACATGCGTTCAGGGCATAGAGGATTGGGCCCGGAAACCGGGTCTTCGGAGGGAATGATCATGGCGGGTTTTCGCGACTGTTGTGATAGGCAAAATGTGTCGCGACATCAGAAAAATATCAAGTAAATCAGTTTATTACGGTCGCATTCGGTCGCTGCGCACCGTGGCGAAAATCTGCGTAGCTGAAATATCCCTGCGCTTTCCTCTAGGTCGGGCGGTCGTGGCGAATCAACTCGCACGGCCGTCCATGAACTTGTCGAAGCTGTCGAGGACTGGCTCTTCCTCCAGTTCGGCCATCTCCCATCGCGACGGGGCGCGGTCGGGGTAGAGCAGAAGCGAGATCGTCATCTGGGCGCGATCTTCACCGTGGTGTCGATCGCGCGCAGTTTTACATTGCGGCGGGTGTTCGAAGCGGTGCGCATTCGTTGTGACGGCACAGGATAAATGTATGGAGAAGCCACCATGGCGGGACGCAAGCCGCTGCCGACGCATCTGAAGCTGGTGAAGGGCACGGCCCGTCCGCATCGCCTGAACAAGGCCGAGCCGAAGCCGGTGGTGGCGACGCCCGAACCGCCTGACCATCTCGACGATGCTGCGAAGGCGAAGTTCACCGAGATGGCCGAGCTGCTGGCCGGCCACGGCGTCATGACCGAATTGGATACGCACGCACTCGCCCGCTACGTCGTGATCTGGCGGCGCTGGCTGGAGGCGGAGCAGGAAGTGAAGCGCCGTGGCCCTGTGGTGAAAACGTCGAATGACAACATCATCCAGAACCCGTTCCTGGCTGTGGCCAACAAGTGCCTGGCGCAGATGGCGCAGATCGAGAGCGAATTCGGACTGACGCCGTCGAGCCGCTCGCGCATCCGTATGGCGGAACCCGCCGAGACGAGCGATCCGTTCGAGGAGTTCCTGAACCGTGGCCGCAAAGCCTAGTTCCCTTGCTTCGCGCCCACTGGACGGGAGCGGCAGTAAAGCACCACCCTGTCCGGTTACAGCCTATGCCCGTGCGGTGGTTGGCGGCCGGATCGTCGCCGGCCGGCTGGTGCGTCTGGCCTGCGAGCGGCACCTCGCGGACCTGAATGTGGGGGTAAAACGCGGCCTGGTCTGGGATGGCGCTGCGGCACGTCATGCGATCGACTTCTTCGGCCATCTGCGCCACTCGACCGGCGAATGGGCCGGCGAGCCCTTCGTGCTTCAGGGCTGGCAGCAGTTCGTCGTCGGCTCGCTCTATGGCTGGAAGCGCAAGGATGGATTGCGCCGGTTTCGCACCGCCTATGTCGAAGTAGCAAGGAAGAACGGCAAGTCGGTGCTTCTGGCCGGCACGGCGCTCTATGCGCTGATCGCCGATGGCGAGCCCGGTGCGCATGTCTATTCGGCGGCGACAACGCGCGATCAGGCTCGCATCGTCTTTGGCGAGGCCGAGCGCATGGTGGCGGCAAGCAGCGCCCTGCAGGCAAGGATTACGCGAACCGTGAACAATCTGGCGGTGCTGCCGACCTCGTCCTGGTTCCGGCCATTGTCGGCCGATGCCACCAAGATGGATGGATTGAACATTCACTTTGCCGCCGTCGATGAGGTGCACGAACATCCCGGCCCCGAGATCATCCAGAAGCTGAACACGGCAACCGGTGCAAGGCGCCAGCCACTGATCTTCGAGATTACCACCGCCGGCTATGATCGCCATTCCGTCTGCCGCCAGCATCATGAGTTCTCGGTCAAGGCGCTCGAAGGCACGCTGCCAACGGAGTTGTCCGACAGCTGGTTTGCCTATATCGCGACGATCGATGAGGACGACGACTGGACGGATCCGGCGGTCTGGGTAAAGGCAAACCCGAGTCTTGGCGTCACCGTCAAGGTCGAGGATCTGAAGCGCCAGATCGACGAGGCGAAGGAAATGCCGGCGCAGCAGAACGCCATCCGGCGGCTGCGGCTGAATGAATGGACCGAGCAGGTCACCCGCTGGCTCGACATGTCGGTGTGGGAAGAAGGCGGCCTGCCAGCTGCCACAGACTGGCGCATCGTCAAGCATGAGCTGGAGGAGCTGGAAAGCAAGCTTGCTGGTCGCGAATGCTATGGCGGGCTCGATCTTGCCCGCGTCAACGACCTGTCCGCCTTCGTGCTGGTGTTTCCGCCGACGCTCGACGACGAGCTTGGGGCGCTCACCGACAAATGGATCGTCATCTGCCGCTTCTTCATTCCCGAGGACGACATTCTGCGCCGCGTACGCCGCGACCGTGTCCCTTACGATGTCTGGCGTGACCAGGGGTTCCTGACCGCTACCCCCGGCAACGCCACCGACTTTGCCTTCATCGAGGCCGAGATACTGGAGCTGGCCTCACGCCATGATCTGCGGGAGCTGTCCTATGATCGCACCTTTGCCGGCGAGATCGTCCAGCATCTGCAGGATGAAGGCTTGAACCTGGTGCAGTTCGGACAAGGGTTTTTGTCCATGGCGGCACCCACGGCGGAGCTGGAGCGGCTTTCGGTGTCACGCTCGCTCTGGCATGGCGGCCATCCCGTGCTGCGATGGAACGCCTCCAATGTTGCCGTGCGCCATGATCCGGCCGGCAACATCAAGCCGGACAAGGAACGCTCCAGAGAGCGCATCGACGGCATTGTCGCCATCTGCAACGCGCTCGGGCGGGCGCTGGCCCGCGACGTCAATGCCGGCCGCTCGGTCTATGATACCCGCGGCATCCTGTTGCTGTAAAGAGCTGACGAAAGAACCCAATGGCATTCTGGTCGAACTGGTTCGGCGGCGCAAAACCGCCGGCCGCATCTCCGCGCGCGTCGTTCCAGGATGCGGGTGGCGGGATCGTGATCACCACGGCGCAGCAGCTGGAAGAGGCGCTGCGCTCGGGAACGGTGACCGCCTCGGGGGCTGCGGTGACGCCCGACAGCGCCATGCGGGTGGCGGCCGTCTATGCCTGTGTGCGCATCATCTCGGGTGCTGTGGCGACATTGCCGCTGCACATCAAGCGCCGGGTGGATGAGCGCACCCGCGAAGACGCCTCCGACACGCCGATCTGGACGGTGCTGCGACGACGGCCGAACCGCTGGCAGACGCCGTCGCAGTTCCGCCGCATGCTGCAGGCGCATCTGCTTTTGCGCGGCAATGCCTACGCCATGATCGTGCGGTCACGCGGACTGGTGCAGGAACTGATCCCGCTGCATCCCGACCGGGTCGAGGTCAGGCAGACGGACGATCTGGCGCTGGAATACATCTACACCCGCCAGGACGGACGGCGCATCCGGCTCCGCCAGGATGAGGTGTTCCATCTGGTCGGGCTGACGCTGGATGGCGTGCATGGCGTGTCGGCGATTGCCTACGCCCGCGAGACCATCGGGCTGTCGCTGGCCATGGAAGACCATGGTGCAACCACCTTCCGTAATGGCGCCCGCGTCAGCGGCGTATTGAAACATCCGAACAAGCTCGGGCCCGAGGCGGTCGCCAATCTCAAGGCCGGGCTCGAAGAGTTCCGCTCCGGCGGCGAGCAGGAGGGAAAGAACCTGATCCTCGAAGAGGGCATGGACTATGCCCGCATCGCCATGACGGCCGAGGATGCGCAATGGATCGAGAGCCGCAAGTTCAGCCGCACCGACATTGCCATGTTCTTCGGCGTGCCGCCGCACATGATCGGCGATACGGAAAAGTCGACCAGCTGGGGCACGGGTATCGAGCAGCAATCGATCGGCTTCGTCGCCTGGACGCTCGAGGACCATCTGACCATGTGGGAAGAGGCGATCAACCGCGACCTGATCGGCGCGGAAGACGATCTCTACGCGCGCTTCAACCGGGCAGCGCTGGTCAAGGGCGACATCAAGGCGCGCTGGGAGGCCTACGTCAAAGGCCTGCAATGGGGCGTCTACAGCCCGAACGAAATCCGCGCGCTGGAAGACCAGAACCCGCGCGACGGCGGCGACGTCTTCTATCCGCCGCCGAACACGGCGGGCGAACCAGCTGGTGGCATGAGTGCAGACGGAGACGCCGACGCTGACCATTTTGAACCAAAGGAGAACGAACCATGAGCCTTCTTGGTGCGCTGAAACTGGCCTCGACGCTGATCGTCATGGCGGTTGTCGGGCTGGCCGCCATCAGCCCTGCTTTCGACTTCGGCATCTTCATCGGTGGCGTCACGCTCGGCGGATACCTGTTCCAGCTTCTGGAGAACCTCTGATGAGCCTACGCCAGCTGCCCGAGGCGCCCACAATGGCTCGCCCACAGAACTACCAGTGGGATGCGCCGAGCGACGTGCTGGCGAAATGGGCAGAGCACTCTTTTGCCGCTGCGCCCGGTGCCGACGCCGACGCCACCATCTCCATCTTCGACGTCATCGGCGAGGATGGCTGGACAGGCGGCGGCGTCACCGCCAATCGCATCTCGGCAGCGCTGCGGTCGATCGGGAGCAAGGACATCACCGTCCGCATCAACTCGCCGGGCGGCGACATGTTCGAGGGGATCGCGATCTACAATCTCCTGCGGGCCCATCGAGCGAAGGTCACGGTCGAGGTGCTGGGCTGGGCGGCTTCCGCTGCTTCCATCATCGCCATGGCCGGTGACGACATCCGCATGGGGCTCGGCTCCTTCATGATGGTGCACAATGCCTGGGGTCTGGTCATCGGCAACCGCCATGACCTGCGCGAGGCCGCCAGCCTGTTCGATGAGTTCGATGCGGCCATCGCCGACATCTACCACGCCCGCACCGGCATGGATCGCGTCAGCATTGAACGGCTGATGGATGCCGAGACCTTCATGACGGCGGCGCAGGCGGTTGAATATGGCTTTGCCGATGCCGTTGATGACGCCATCGTCGATGGCGGCAATGACGAAGATCGGGCCAGGGCCGCTGCGACCGCGCCGGTCCGCCCCGAAATCCAAGCCAGGCGCCGCATCGATGCCGCCCTGGCGAAACAGGGCGTCTCGCGCACGGAGCGGCGCAAGATGTTCAACCAGATTGCCGGCATGCACGACGCTGCCGACACGGCCACGCATGACGCTGGCTTCCATGCAGCCGCCATTCAGCGGCTGATCGACACCATCAGATCATAGGAGACCCGAGATGGGTATCGAACTGAACCCCGGTGGCCGCGGGCCAGTCCGGGGTATCCTCGGCGTGCGCGCCGAAACCGGTAACGCCACCAAAATCCTGGCCGAACTGCAGAAGACCTTCGAGGACTTCAAGGTCGAGCGCGACAAGGAACTCGCCGACATCCGGGCCGGCATGGCCGATGTGGTCCAGACCGAAAAGGTCGACCGCATCAATGCCGAGATCACCGCCCTGCAAAAGGCCCTCGACGAGACCAATGCCGCGCTGGCAGCGCTCAAGGTCGGCGGGGTGGGTGGCCCGGCTGACCCCGACAAGGCCGAACATGCCCAGGCCTTCGACCGCTTCTTCCGCCGCGGCGTCGATGCCGGCCTGCGTGATCTCGAGGTCAAGGCCAAGCTGACCACCCAGTCCGATCCTGACGGCGGCTATCTGGTGCCGGAAGAGACCGAGGCCGGGATCGACCGGGTGCTCGGCACCGTCTCCACCATCCGCTCGCTCGCCCGCACCATCTCGATCTCGACCAGTACCTACAAGAAGCTGGTCAATATGGGCGGGGCGACGTCGGGCTGGGTTGGCGAGGAACAGGATCGTCCTGGCACGGCCACGCCGACCTTGCGTGAGATCGCCATCAATACCGGCGAGATCTACGCTATGCCCGGCGCCACGCAGACCTCGCTCGACGATGCGCGCATCGATCTTGCCGCATGGCTGGCCGAGGAAGTGGCGATCGAGTTCGCCGAGCAGGAGGGGGCTGCCTTTGCCCATGGCGACGGCATCAACAAGCCGCGCGGCATCCTTGCCTATGACACGGTGGCCAATGCCTCCCATGCCTGGGGCAAGATCGGCTTCGTCGCTTCAGGCAAGGCTGACGGCTTTGTTGCGGCGACCGCCTCGGCCAATCCTGCCGATTGCCTGATCGACCTCTACTATGCCCTGAAATCCGGCTACCGGAACGGGGCCTCCTGGCTGATGTCGGATGCGACCATGAACACGGTGCGCAAGTTCAAGGACGCCGAGGGCGCCTATGTCTGGGCGCCACCCTCCGGCCCTGCACAGGTGGCCACCATCCTCGGCAAGCCTGTCCACACCGACGACAATATGCCGGCGGTGGCGGCCAATGCCTTTCCCGTCGCCTTCGGCGACTTCGGCCGCGCCTATCTGATCGTCGACCGCATCGGCATCCGCGTCCTGCGCGATCCCTACACCGCCAAGCCGAACGTTCTGTTCTACACCACCAAGCGGGTCGGCGGCGGCGTGGTCAACTTCGAGGCGCTCAAGCTGCTGAAGGTCAGCACCTGATCCACATGACGGGCGGCTCCGGCTGCCCGTCTCCTCATCATTCCCATTCATCGAAAGGACATCTGTCATGAAGGACGGTATCTCCGGCCTCAGCCTGGTTGCGTCTCTGGTTCCGGCCGTGGTCACGGCCACCACCAAGGGCAGCCATGCCGATCTGCAGGGCTACAACGCGGCAACGCTGATCATCACCACCGGGGCGATTGCCGGCGACGGCCTCTTCGTCGTCGCCATCCAGGAGAGCGACACGACCACGGATGGCGATTTTGCCGATGTGGCGGCCGGCGATCTGCTCGGCTCTTTGCCGACTGCGCTTGAGGCCAGCACGGTCTATAAGCAGGGCTACAAGGGCACGAAGCGCTACATCCGCGCCGTCATCACCAAGACCTCCGGCACATCGATCGCTGCCGGCGCCGTCTTTGCGCTTGGCCATCCCCACGACGCGCCGGTCGCCTGATCGGTCAGAGCGGCCAGACAGTCGGCAGCGCCGAGATTCTGGCCGCCCCCCGTTCATCAACCTGTTGGAAGACAGCCATGCTCGCTCCCGTCCGCACGGTTGCGCCCGCGACCATGCCGGTGTCGCTCAGCGAAGCCAAGGCCCATCTGCGTGTTGATCATGATGACCAGGACGATCTGATCACCGCTCAGATCAAGGCGGCGACGGCATATCTCGACGGCTGGTCCGGCATTCTCGGGCGGGCGCTGATTACCCAAACCTGGCGACAGGAGTTTGGCCGCTTTGCCGATCACCTGCCATTGCCGCTGGCGCCGGTGACCGCGATCGACAGCGTCAGCTACTTCGACGGCGACAATGTGCAGCAGACATTGGACACCGGCGTCTACGATCTGTTTGCCGACGCGCGCGGTGCCTATGTCACCCGGCGGTCAGGCCAATCCTGGCCGGCTACCTTCCGTCGCGCGGATGCCGTCTCGATCATCTTCACCGCCGGCTATGGCGCGGCGGCCGGCGTGCCGGAGCCCATCCGCCAGGCCATCCTGCTCATCGTCCAGCGCCTGTTCGATGGTGCAGACACCAGCATCGATGTTGCCATTGACCGCACCGTCCATGCCCTGATCGCACCCTATCGCAGAAGCCCGATCTGATGGCCAGGATCACCGCCAATGCCCTGCGCGACCGCGTCCGCCTCGAAAAGCGCGAGGAGATCGATGATGGCTATGGCGGCACCTATGGCCAGTGGGTGCCACAGTTCGAGCGTGACGCCTGCATCCTGCCCTCCAAGGGCGGCGAAACCGTCATCGCGTCGCGCCTGCAGGAAGTGCAGCCGGCGCTGATCATCGTACGTTACGATGCCGAGACCGCAACCATCACCGCCGCCTGGCGGCTGATCGAGACCCGTTCCGGCACCGTCTACAACATCCGTACCTCCGCCGACATGGAGCGGCGCGGCCGCTTCATCACCATGCTGTGCGAATCGGGGGTGGCGACCTGAGCGCCAAGGGCAAGCCGGAACCAGAGTCTCGGGGAGACCGCCATGACACCATCCAAAGCCGGCGATCACTTCCGTGTGTCCGAGACTGAGCTTGAAGCGCTCCTGGTTCGCGCTTCCGAAACCGGCGCTCGCCGCGCCCTGCAAGAAGTCGGGCTTGAGGGCAAGGATGCCGCAGAAGATATCCGCGACCTGCGCTCGCTGCTGGCCGGATTCAGGCTGGCCAGGCGCACTGCCGTGCAGACGACAGTCCGCATCCTCACCACCGGCATCCTGATCGCGCTGATGGCCGGCTTCGCCATCAAGCTGAAGCTCTTCGGACCGACGCCTTAACCCATCCGCCCGACCCATCAGACCACCGCCCGCCCTCGTCGAGGTGCGGGCTTTTTTTGTGCCTGGAGACCTGCGATGACGACAATGACCTACAAACACTGGCGCGACGTGCCCGAGCGCTCGTGGCGCTGGCCGAACTTCTCCCCTGCCGAGATCGCCTGCCGGGGCACCGGCAAGCTGCTCGTCAACGAACCCGCGCTCGACAAGCTCCAGGCGCTGCGCGACCGTCTTGGCAAGCCGCTCATCGTCCGTTCGGCCTACCGCAGTCCGGTGCACAACCGGGCCGTCGGCGGCGCGCCACGCTCAAAGCACATGGACGGCACGGCCTTCGACATCGCCATGGCGAACCACGACCCGGTGGCCTTCGAGGCGGCGGCGCGGGAGGTCGGGTTCCTCGGCTTCGGCTTCTACCCGCGCTCGGGCTTCATTCATGTCGACCTCGGGCCCGCACGGCAGTGGGGCGAGCGGTTCCCGGTACGGGCGACGGCATTTGCAGCCGAAACGCCGCCCGCCCGCGAAGTGCTGGCCGACAGCCGCACCATGAAGGGTGGAGGGGCGGCTGGTGTGGCGACGCTGGGCGCCGCAGGGGTGGAGGTCGCGCAGAGCGTCTTGGCCGAGACCCAGACCGCCATCCTGCCGCTCGTGCCGTATCTCGACACGTTGCGCTGGCTGTTCATCGCCGTCGCGCTCGGGGGCATCGCAGTCACGATCTACGCCCGGCTCGATGACTGGCGCTGGGGGCGGCGATGA